TCTTGATTATCTCATTGCGTGTCGTATGTTCTGTAGTCCCTTTTATACCGCTATGGTTGAAGGAGGTCAACTTTTTTATACTGCTATAGGAGTGGATATGCATCGAGATGCCGATAAGGTATATAATCGTTTGGTCGGGCATTCTGATTGCATTATGGAAGGTGATTATGGGAATTATGATCAGAGTATGCCATTCGATATAGGTTGGGCAGCTTGTAGTGTTGTTTCAACAGTTAGTAAAGCGATGGGTTTCAATGATAAAGCAATGTGTATTTTAGAAGGAATTCTTACAGATAGTTTGTTTCCTTTTGTTGAAATGAACAAGGATTTGTTTTGTTCTCCTGGACATCAACCTTCTGGCAAATATGGAACAGCAGAAGATAATAGTTTGAGAGGCCTTATTTTATTAATGTATTACTATTATTCTCATGAAGAGTTTGTTTGTAGGAATTTTTTCACAGATGTTGTTGCCATTACTTATGGTGATGACGTTTTGGCAGCGGTTGTACCTGAAGTTACTCATGTAATGAATAACGTTAGTTATGCAGAATTTCTTGAGAGAGAGTGTGGAATGACTTTCACGAATACTATGAAGACAGATGATGTTGTCCACTTTGTTAAACCAGAGGATATGTCTTTCTTGAGACGAAAGTTTGTTTATAATAAATATCTCAAGAAGATTACAGCTCCTTTGGATATGAACTCAATTTATAGATCCATTCAGTGGATGATTCCGTCACCCACTGAGAGTGAGTCTATGCAGATGTTGTCTACTATCATGTCTGCTATGAGGGAGTTGTTCTTCCACCTTGATGTAAATGTTTATGATGCTGTTAAGAAGTTTCTTGTTATTCAATTCTGTCAGTATTATGGCGTTGAAGGTTCTTTAATTTGGAATAGAATCCCTAATTATTATGACTTGATTGAAGAGTTGAGAGAAAAAGAAAAATTATGTACCGAAGCAATGACTGTGAGGGTAGGAAGACAGTTCGTTGGATTGAGTCAATTGGC